ATCACGAGGCCGCGCCACGCGGCGCGGGTTGCGGACATAAAAAAACCCCGCTAGGCCATGGCCTAGCGGGGTTCAGGGCGGGGCGGGGGGCGCAACGCCCCCCGCTAGGGTTAGTCACCGGCAAAGGCGTCAGGGTTCGCCTTGACCAAATCGGCAATGCGGCGGGCGTAATCCAACGCGGTGTTGCACATAGCCTCTTCCCCCTTGGCAACGCCCGACACAAGCCGAAACGCGGCGGACAGGATTTCAGACGGCGTGGCGGCGCGGGTTTCACCCTCACCCGCGCTATCCCCCTTGGCGTTGCCGTGCGTTTCGCGGCCTGTGCCGGTTTCGCCCTTTGCAACCTTTGCCAGCGCCGATAGGCTTTTGGTTTCGCGCATTGCGTCGGCGCGTTCACCCGTGCCGCCGGTCAATTTCAATTCGCCCGCTTCAACGGTGGCAATCATCCCTTCGGCGCGGATTGCGCGGGCCATGGGGACAGCCTTGCTAATCATTGTCCAAACAGCGGGAACGCTTTCAGGTAGGTTGAAAAATTCCGCCTGAAAGGCTGTCTTATAGGCTGTCTGCGATACCTTGCTGATAGCGCCTTCCCCATTATAGCGCCAAGCCCCTTCGGTTTCGCCATATTCTTGAAGCCCCGTGCAACCCACGTGGTAATGGACTTCCCCCTTGGCCATGATGTCAAAGGCCCATTCGCGCTTGGCAATTTCATCGCTGGCAAGGCCCGCAACCATTACGGCTAGGGCGCTCGCGCCCTTGGCTTTGCCCGCGTCTATTTCGGCTTTGCCCTTGACGGCAGCTTGCGCGGCAAGCGGCAGCAAGAGGCCCGCTTCAACGGAAGATAGCGACGCGCTGGCAAGGTTTGCAACGGTTACGCGATTAGCGGCAGCATTACGGTTAGCCATGGTATCAAATCCCTCTATTACTAGGCGCGAGCGGACAGCCCGCCGCGCCCGATCCTTCTCCCATATTGTGCTACATAATGCAAGAGGGGCGTTCGTTACCCGGGTAGGGAAAGCGGGGCGCGCAATAATATTTCAGCCAGGGTGAAACATTATTTCAATCCGGGGCGGGGGGCGCGGTGAAAAACAGGGGGGCGGGGGGCGTTGCCTTTTTGTTCTTATCTTGACCCTACCTACCCGCCACCCCCCAAAACCACGCAAAGTGGGGCCGCCTATACATACATACTATTCTGCACATCCGACGATGCACTTTGAAAACCGACCCCCCTACCCCCTCCAAAATTATACACCGTCAAGCCCGCTCCCCGTCTGCGAAACACCCCCCGTCACTTTTCTATTGGGTCCCCTACCCCCGGGGGGTATATATTACGCCCCTTTACAGCTACGCTGGTAGGCTGTTACACAGCCGCTCTGCTCCCTCAAACCGGACGCTGCACCACATGGCCAGAGTAAAAGTCGAACCGAGTTCGGAATATCCGGTACCGTTCAGCATCGAGCCAGACAAAACCCAGAATTTCATGGAGGAAATCTCCGTGGCGGCGAACACCGCTGAGGCGCTGGAGGAGCTTGGTGCCCCGCTGGAAGTGGACCCGGTCACCTATGACCGTGAAAAAGCCCTGATCGACGCCGTGGCGAAGCGCCAGCAGGCGGCTCCCCTCAAGAACTACTCGACCGCACTGGCAGCCAGTGGCTTCCTCAAGACCTATGGGCAGAACATCGCCTTCGACGTGGGGCAGGTGCGCGCCGCGCTGACCAATAAGCTGCTGGAAATCGCCAACTGTGGTGAGACCAAGTATGAGCTGAAGGCGCTGGAGCTGCTGGGCAAGCACAGCGATATTGCCCTGTTCAATGAGCGCAGCGAGATCACGATCAACTACAACAGCCCGGATGCCCTCGAAGCGGCGATCAAGGAGCGGGTGAAGCGGCTGCTCAATGCGCAGGTGATCGACGTAACCCCACCGGGCATGGACCTTGATGACGAGCTTGGCGTGTACACGCCAACCAAGGACGACTCCGACGACGAGGAAGAGCTAACCAATGAGGTTAGTGACGAGGAAGGCGACGATGGACAAGCCTGACCTCAAGGTCGTCGGTGAGATTAAGCCACCCGGGTACAAAGACCCGGTGCAGATGCTGCGCAATATTGCGGACGACATCGAGAACGGCGTGCACGGCGATGTGGAGACCATCGTCGTGGCGGTGGCCGGAGAGGACGAGACCCAGCTGTTTGGTGGTGGGCGCGACAGCGGGATGCACGCCTGTGCGTTCTTGTTTGGGGCAGCGCAGCAGCGCCTGCTGAACCTGTTGTGGGGTGGCAAGTAATCCAATGGCCAAGGTGGGTCGCCCCAACATGCAGGTGATCGACGAGATCGACCTCGATGACATTCCGAAGATTCTGCCTCTGTTGTCTCTAGCGGAGCAGGAGCAGCTGCTGGCCGAGCTGGAGAAGCTGGAGAACCTCAAGAGGCGGCAGGCGTGCCGCGACAAGTTCATGGCGTTCGTGCAGGAGGTCTGGCCGACCTTCATCGGGGGTCGGCACCACGCCAAGATGGCTGATGCGTTCGAGCGGGTGGCCCGTGGGGAGCTCAAGCGGCTCATCATCAACATGCCGCCGCGCCATACCAAGTCCGAATTTGCCTCCTACCTGCTCCCGGCATGGTTTCTGGGTAAATTCCCCCAGAAGAAGGTGATCCAGACGTCGCACACGGCGGAATTGGCCGTGGGTTTCGGGCGTAAGGTGCGTAACCTCGTCGATACCGACGTCTACCACCAGATTTTCCCCGATCTGAGCCTGAGCGCAGACTCGAAGGCGGCTGGCCGCTGGAACACGTCCAAAGGTGGTGACTATTTCGCCATCGGTGTGGGCGGTGCGGTGACCGGGAAGGGTGCTGACGTGCTCATCATCGACGACCCGCACAGCGAGCAGGAGGCTGCGCTCGCGGAAATCAACCCGGACATCTACGACAAGACCTACGAGTGGTACACATCGGGTCCGCGTCAGCGTCTCCAGCCGGGTGGGGCCATCGTCATCGTGATGACGCGCTGGTCGAAGCGCGATCTGACCGCCCAAGTGCTCAAAAGTGCCGCTCAGCGCGGTGGTGACGAGTGGGAAGTCATTGAATTCCCTGCGCTTTTGCCCTCCGGGCAGCCCCTGTGGCCCGAGTTCTGGAGCCTCAAGGAGCTTGCGGCCCTCAAGGAAGAACTGCCCAACTCGAAGTGGATGGCGCAGTACCAGCAGAACCCGACCGGGGATCAGAGCGCCATCGTGAAGCGCGAGTGGTGGCAGACGTGGGAGCGTGACGACCCGCCACAGTGCGAATTCATCCTCCAGAGCTGGGATACGGCCTTCGAGAAGACGCAGCGAGCCGACTATTCGGCCTGCACCACATGGGGCGTGTTCTACCACCCAGACGACAACGGCATCGAGCAGGCCAATATCATCCTCCTCAACGCGTTCCGGGACCGCATGGAGTTCCCGACGCTGAAGCGCGTGGCAGTGGAAGAGTGGCGCGACTGGGACCCGGACTCGATCATCATCGAGAAGAAGGCATCGGGTGCCCCGCTGATCTACGAGATGCGGGCCATGGGCATACCGGTGCAGGAGTTCACCCCGACGAGGGGTAATGATAAAATTTCAAGACTTAATGCTGTGTCCGACCTTTTCGCCTCCGGGCGCGTCTGGGCACCGGGCACCCACTGGGCTGAAGAGGTCATTGACGAGGTGGCCAGCTTCCCGGGCGGCGAGCACGACGACTATGTCGATACCGTGTCCATGGCGATGCACAGGTTCCGCAAGGGCGGATATGTGACTACTGCGCTAGACGCAGAAGATGATCCCGTGTATTTCAAGTCCAGCAGACATCAGGGGTACTACTAATGGCAGACGTCAAGGCACTTTTCCCCATCGGCAAGACCCAGTGGCGCAAGTGGAACGATGCCCAGCGCACCGCCTTCAATGAGGCCCGTGCAGCAGGTGTCCCGTACGCTGATGCTATCCAAGGCGCGAACCAGACGCAGGCTGCCAAGAAGAAGGACATCTTCGATAAGATCGGGGACGCCGTCGAGGACGTCGCAGACGTCGCCACTACCGTGGCCAGCGTAGCCACAAGCGTCGCTCCCGTCGTCGCCGCCGCCAGAACCGTGGCCCGCGCCGTGAAGCCGAAGAAGGGCAAGTAAATGGACATCGACAAGGCCCTGAACCAAGCCCCGCGTGGGCTCTCGCCTGAAGACTTCATGGACGACGAGCCCGCGCTGGAGATCGAGATCGAGGACCCTGAAGAGGTCACCATTCGCATGGGCGACATGGAGCTTGAGATCGACCCCGACGAGGTGGACGAGGACGAGTTCAACGAGAACTTGGCCGAAACCCTCGACGAAGGGCAGCTCGCTGAGCTGGCCGGGGACTTGCTCGGGGACTTCGAGGACGACATCTCCAGCCGCAAGGACTGGATACAGACATACGTCGATGGCCTTGAGCTGCTCGGCATGAAGGTCGAGGACCGGACCGAGCCGTGGCCCGGTGCGTGCGGTGTCTACCACCCGCTCCTCTCCGAAGCACTGGTCAAGTTCCAAGCTGAGACCATGATGGAGACCTTCCCTGCGCAGGGGCCGGTCAGGACAGAGATCATCGGCAGGGAGACGCCGGAGACCCGCGAGGCTGCTGCCCGCGTCCAAGACGATATGAACTACCAGCTCACCGACGTGATGGTCGAGTATCGGCCCGAGCACGAGCGGATGCTGTGGGGTCTGGGCCTCGCGGGTAATGCCTTCAAGAAGGTGTATTACGACCCGTCGCTGGAACGCCAGACCGCGATGTACATCCCGGCTGAAGACGTCGTGGTGCCCTATGGCGCATCCAGTCTGGAGACTGCCGGTCGCGTGACCCACGTCATGCGCAAGACCGTCAACGAGCTGAACAAGCTACAGGCGTCGGGCTTCTACCGCGATGTCGATCTCCCTGAGCCAGTCGATACGCTCGACGAGGTTGAGAAGGCCATTGCTGAGAAGATGGGCTTCCGGGCGACCAGCGACGACCGGTACAAGCTGCTGGAGATGCACGTCGATCTGGTGCTGCCAGACGACAAGATGGCCAAGGAAGAGGCTGCTGCCGAGATCGCGGTGCCCTATGTGGTGACCATCGACAAGGCCACGCAGACCGTGCTGGCCATCCGGCGCAACTGGAACCCGGATGACGAGAAGAAGGCGAAGCGCAATCACTTCGTCCACTACGCCTACATCCCGGGCTTCGGCTTCTATGCCTTCGGCCTCATCCACCTGATCGGTGCCTTCGCCAAGTCGGGCACCAGCCTCATCCGCCAGTTGGTCGATGCGGGCACTCTGAGCAATCTCCCGGGCGGCTTCAAGACCAAGGGTCTGCGAGTTAAGGGCGATGATACACCCATCGCCCCGGCGGAGTGGCGTGATGTTGACGTTGCATCGGGTACAATGCGCGACAACATCATGCCGCTCCCCTATAAGGAGCCGAGCCAAGTCCTCTATTCGCTCCTCAACACCATCGTTGAGGAAGGCCGTCGGTTCGCCTCGGCTGCGGATATGAAGATCAGCGACATGTCGGCGCAGGCCCCAGTGGGCACGACGCTGGCCATCCTTGAGCGCACGCTCAAGATCATGTCGGCTGTGCAGGCCCGCGTCCACTATTCGATGAAGCAGGAGTTCCGCCTCCTCAAGACCATCATCCGCGACTATAC